GGAAGTCACCCTTGACGAACTTCGGAAAGGTTATTCTCGTTATTCGGATTACACACGGAAAACTCAGGCGTTAGCCGAAGAACGCAAGTCGTTCTATGGCGAAGCCGAAGCGATCCGTATGGAACGCGCTCAATACGCGGAACTGCTCCCGGCGCTTAAAGCGCAACTTGAGGTGCAGTCCGAGGCTGAGCCTGATTGGGACAATCTTTATAACGAAGACCCCATTGAGGCGGCGCGGTTGGAACGGCATTGGAATAAGTCTCGTCAGGAACGAGCCGCTAAACTTCAGGCTATTAACACTGAACAGCAGCGGATTGCTCAAGAGATGACCAAAGAGCAACAGCGGGCCTTGGCTGACATTGTGCAGTCAGAGCGCGCCAAACTCACGGAAGTCATTCCTGAATGGAAAGACGAAAGTACAATGCAAAGCGAAGCTAAGGAACTTCGTGAATGGGCTATAAACAACGGGTTTAGCGAACGCGACCTGAGTGCACTTGTTCAAGCCAGTCACGTCTCAATCCTGCGCAAAGCGATGATGTTTGATAAGGGTTCGAAGAAAGTGGAAAAAGCGAAAGCACAGCCAAAGAAGGTTGCGCGGATCGTCCGCCCCGGTTCTTCAGGTACTCAAGTCAACACACGTTCCTCCGATGTAAAGAAAGCGTCCCAGCGCCTTGCGCGTACAGGCCGTGTCGCAGATGCAGCGGCCCTGTTGGATAAACTCATTTAATAAGGATGTGAACTAATGGCTATTGTAGCAAATACATTTACCCGGTACTCAGCTATCGGTATTCGTGAAGACCTGTCGAACGTTATCTATAACATCTCGCCAGAAGAAACTCCGTTCATCTCGAACATTGGCCGCGAGAGCGTCAAGAACACCTACTTCGAATGGCAGACCGACGTTTTGGCCGCTGCCTCGGCTTCTAACGCCGCACTCGAAGGTGACGACATTTCTTCGTTCACTGCTGTTAACCCAACCTCACGCGTTGGTAACTACACGCAGATCAGCACGAAGAACGTCGTAATCTCCGGTACGCTTGAAGCAGTCGATAAGGCTGGTCGTCGTAACGAAATGACCTATCAGCTTGCAAAGCTGGGTTCGGAACTGAAGCGCGACATGGAAAGCGCATTGCTTGCCAACCAAGCTTCGGTTGCTGGTAACACCACAACTGCACGTCGTACTGCTGGTCTGCCTGCATGGTTGACCTCCAACACCTCGTTCGGTTCAGGCGGTGCTAACCCAACTGTTGGCTCGACCCCAACTGCTGCTCGTACCGACGGTACGCAGCGTGCGTTCACGGAAGCTCTGTTGAAGGGTGTTATCCAGAGCGTCTGGACTTCGGGTGGTACGCCTAAGATGTTGATGGTTGGTCCGTTCAACAAGACGGCCGCTTCTGCTTTCACCGGTATCGCAACTCGCTTCCGCGACGTTCCTGCTGGCCAGCAGGCACAGATCATCGGCGCAGCCGACGTTTATGTGTCGGACTTCGGTACGGTCAACATCGTTCCTAACCGCTTCCAGCGTGACCGTGATGCGTTCGTAGTCGATCCTGATTACGCATCGTTGGCGGTTCTTCGTCCAATCCAGAAGATGGACTTGGCGAAAACTGGTGACGCCGAGAAGGCTCTGCTCCTCGTCGAGTACGGTCTGAAGGTAAACAACCAAGCGGCCCACGGTATCGTAGCCGACTTGACCACTTCGTAAGAAGGTCTAATTGGGTGAGGGGGCATAACGCCCCCTCATCTAACTATTGAGGGTTTTATGACTAAACGCCTTATTAACGACGATGCTTTCACAGGCGTCAAAACATTTTACGATTACGATGCCGAAAAGGACGAAGCGATCATCTCGAAAGAGCAGGACGTTTCGGCAATCATCGAGCAGAACAAGCGCGAGTTCAACGCCGCGCCGGAACGCTGGGGTGAGTGGACAAAGGTTGGCAGCATCCCCATTTCAGTGTATTACGAACTTGAGCGCCAAGGTATTACACAAGACCAAGAGGCGATGAAGAAGTGGTTGAACGACCCAGATAATCGTTACTTCCGCACAAGGCCGGGGACTGTCTAATGGCGATTACGACGTATTCAGAGTTGAAGACCGCAGTCGCCGATTGGCTCAATCGGTCTGATCTGACGGCTGCTATCCCGAACTTTATCTCGCTTGCTGAAGCGCAGATGACTCGCCAAATCCGTCACCGCAAAATGGTGACGCGGGCGACGGCTACTCTTGATACGTCGTACTTTGCTGTTCCTTCGGATTGGAAAGAAACAATCCGCTTTCAGTTGAACACAAACCCAGTCACGCCGCTTGTATTCGTGACGCCAGAACAACTTCTCGAAGATAGCCAGATGTATAGTTCGGCAAACCAGCCGATGTTCTACACGACTATCGGCCAGCAATTCGAAGTTCTCCCCCAGCCGGACGGAAGCTACGAAGCAGAACTTCTCTACTACGCCAAGATACCGTCGCTAAGCGACGCAGCGCCGACTAACTGGCTGCTTACTGAAAGCCCGGACATCTACCTTTATGCGACGCTGATCCAGTCCGCGCCGTATCTAAAGGAAGATGAACGTACCGCGATTTGGACTTCGTTGTACGAAAAGCTGGTAGAAGATATGCGCGTTGCAGATGAGCGGGCGCGCATTGGTTCGTCTAAACTTAAAGCACGGATAAGGACTTTCGGATGAGTTTTTCTAATTACCTTGAGAACAAAGTTCTCCTTCATGTATTTGGCGCAACAGCATACACGGCTCCGGCCACGCTTTACGTCGGCTTGTTCACATCTAACCCCGGTGAAGGCGGTGGCGGAACGGAAGTTTCTGGCGGCTCTTACGCTCGTCAGACAGCGGCCTTCACGGTTGCGGCCAACCTTGCGTCCAACACGGCTGCTGTAGAGTTCCCGACTGCCTCGGCATCGTGGGGAACAATCACCTACGCAGCTATCTTTGATGCGTCCACTGGTGGTAATATGCTGGCTTATGGCGGTTTGACAACTTCCAAGACGATTGACAGCGGCGATGTGTTCCGCATTCCTGCTGGCGATTACGACATTACGCTGGACTAATAGATGTCGGGTTACGGCAGCGGCCTATTTGGGATTGGCTCCTACGGTATCGACCCACTTGAGGGATCGGTATCCGTAACTGCGTCATCCACAACTACGGCTGCTGCGGTAACTGTCAAGGAAGCGGCTGTTGAGAGCAACGCGTTCTCATCTGTCAGCGTATCGGCCGGGGAGCGCACGAACGCCGCGGTAGAGGCTAACGCGGTATCAACTACCACAGTTGCTGCGGTTCGCGTTGTAACCGCCTCAGCGTCCGTTTCTGCGGTATCTTCCGTAACCGCTGCGGGCGGCACTTCCGTCACTGGGGTGGTATCGACAACGGCTACGTCCGCGATTTCTGTAGGTGCAAAAATTACGGCTTCGGGTGCGGCAACGTCAAGCGCAGTAGCTTTAGTAGCGGTGAATGCGGGATATGTGCGGCGTGGCAGTGTGACTGTAAGCGGTGTTTCTAGCGTTACAATAACTGCTGTTAAGAAATGGGAGCCACAACCAATTACACCAGAGACATGGACACCAATTTCTGCTACAGAAGAAAACTGGACAGTTTTAGGTTTCCCAGAATATCTGGAAGCAGCGTGAGGTAAAAGATGCCTGATACAACAACAACTAACCTAGGGCTTACGAAACCGGAAGTAGGCGCATCCGCCGACACTTGGGGGACGAAGCTCAATACAGACCTTGATACGCTTGATGCGCTGTTTGCCGCTAACGGCACGGGGACCAGCGTTGGCGTTAACGTAGGCGCTGGCAAGACACTCGCCATCGCGGGCAACGTATCTGCCAATGGCGCGACGATTAGCCCTACGGAACTCAGCTATCTGGACACTGTTTCCTCAAACATCCAGACGCAGCTTAACGCCAAAGAGCCGACGATCACCACGCTGTCTGTGGCCAAAGGTGGCACAGGCGCGACCACAGCCGGAGCCGCCCTAACAGCCCTTGGAGCAGCCGCGTCAGGTGCGAATACGGACATAACCGCACTCGACCAAGACGTAACAATTACCGCGACCGGCACTATCGCTACCGACACCATAGGCTATCGCGGTCTGCCGCAGAATAGCAAGACGGCGTCCTACACACTGGCGCTGGCCGACATGGGCAAGATGATTAACACCACAACAGGCGGCGTGGTAATCCCTGCGAACGGTTCTGTGGCGTTCCCTATAGGCGCAACAGTCATCATTTACAACAACAGCGCCAGCAATCAGACGATCAGCATAACGACTGACACCATATACCTTGCTGGCACAGCCACCACTGGCTCACGCACATTGGCCCAGCGCGGTCTTGCATCCTGCGTAAAGGTCGCCTCTACGACTTGGGTCGTTTCTGGCGCAGGGGTAACCTAATGACGGGTATTTTTGGCGGGTTACTGGCTACTGGTGGCGAGGTACAAACATGCGCTACTTTCACCATTCCGGGCACGTATAGCTGGGTAGCCCCTGCCGGTGTGACTAGCGTTGCCGCAGTTGCCGTTGGCGGTGGCGGTTTTGGCAGGGCGAGTTGCGCAGCAACCTTCTATTGCTGCTGCACCGGAACTACTACCTATGCTAGACGGTCTGGGTCCGGTGGTGGCGGTGGTGCCTTAGCATACCGGAACGCCGTTTCTGTTACGCCGGGGAGTTCTTACACTATCGTAGTCGGGTCTGCGTCAGGTAGTTCATCGGCATTTAGTATGACCGCCGGAGGGGGCGTTACCGCTACTTGTGTCTATGGTGGAGGTGCTGGAGGTACTCCATCCGGTACTTATACCGCCGGTTTCTCCGGTGGTAGCGGAGGTCTTACCTACGAGAGCATATCCTACTGTTCCTGTACTGGCACTTACTTTGGCGGCGGAGGCGGCGGAGGCGCTGCTGGGTATTCCGGTAATGGGGGCGGGCTTCCTAACGCGGCTTATAACAGTCCGGGAGTGGCTGGTACTGGCGGAAGTGCTGGGAGCGGCGCAGGCGGCGGGTGCGAAGGTTTTGCCTCCGCCACCTTCTCAGGCGGGGGTGGAGGCGGCGTTGGTATATTTGGCCAAGGCTCTAATGGCGCTGCAGGTAGTTTCCCCGGTGGCGTTGGCGGAGGCGGGTCTGGCGGAAACTCCGGGTTGTTCAGTTGCGGCGGTATTTCTGGCGGCGGAGGCGGTGGTGGCGCCTTTAACAGGTGCGGCGGTGGGGGTCGCAATGGTGCAGTTCGGATTGTCTGGGCTGGCGGTTCACGCGGCACACCTTCATTCCCATCGACTAACGTAGGGCCATAAATCGTGGAACACACCGATCTCGAACTTTACATCCAAATCCGCGATGGGCAGCCTTATACGCATCCTATCTTTGCGGACAACTTTAAGCTTGCTTTCCCTGACGTGGACGTAAATGATTTGCCCGCAGATCGTTTCGCTAAGTTCATTCGTGTAGATGCCCCCGTGCTTGGCACTTACGAAGTATACGAAGGCGTGACCTATCAGTGGTTCGATGGCGTTGTGAAGGATGTACATTCGGTGCGCCTAATGACGGACGAAGAGCGCGCAACTAAGGACGCCGAGATTGCCGTCACTAAGGCTACCCGAATGGCTAAGCTACAGCAGCAAGTTCGTATTGAACGCTGCCAGACAACTGCCGACGAAACGGAAGACGCGACCCAAAAGCAGCTTTGGCTTGATTGTATGACCGCGCACGAGGTTTGGGTTCTGGAAAGTGTCGATCCTATAACGCCGCCATTTCCACGCTTCCCTATCAAGGATGAAGCTGGTAGCTGGGTTGCTCCATAAAACATAATTGAGGAGCATTAATGGCACAGGAAGAATCCACCGTAGCACCGCTAGACGAGTTCCACTATTTCGTAACGCCGATATACATCACCAAGCAGCCGCAGTTTCTTGAGACTGTGAAGGCGATTGCTGCCGACAGCATCAAACAGGTTCACGGCAAAGCCAAACCTAACAAAATCCATCCCGTCCTGATGTCAGGCAACATGTTAGAAGACCCTCGCATTGAGGAGTTTGCCAATTTTGTTGGCAATACGGCGTGGAATATCCTTTCCAGCCAAGGCTACGCGATGGATCAGTTTAACACCACGTTCACTGAAATGTGGTGCCAAGAGCATTACCAAACCTCGTCGATGGATTACCACGCACATGGGGGTGGTAACTTTCTCGTTGGTTTCTATTTCCTTGACACGCCGGAAGGTTGCCCACCCGCTGTCATCCACGACCCCCGCGCTGGTCGCATCATGCTTGACTTACCGCAGGTAGACGTGAACCAATTGACGATGGCCAGCACTATGGTCAACTTCACTCCAGAGCCGGGTATGATGATGTTCGCACCGGCATGGCTGGCGCACAGCTTCAGCCGCAACACGTCGAAGGCCCCGTTCCGGTTCGTCCACTTCAATCTCACCGTGCAGCCAAACGCAGCAGCCGCGTGCCCAATGCCAGAAGCGGAGATTGTTTGATGGCGCAATTCCAAATCCGTTACAATCAGACGCGGGGTAAGCCGGGGCGCGGCACGGTCGATCACGTCTGGCGTGTGTTTGAGGATGGTAAAGAGTATCTTGTTAAGAATGTAATTATCAATGTACCAAGCTACGGAGCCAAGACCGGACAGGATTGGTCTATGTGCTGCAATGGTGTGTTGACGTTAGACCGAGAAACATCGACTGCCACCATAGGGCTGGCGTAAAACATCTAGTTTTGATATAGCTATCTGGACAAAATTATATAGCAGAAGGAACAGAAGCGTGACTAGTACAAACACACGGGCCGTGGTTTCCTAACAATGGACATGTCATTCGGCATCGACACGCTTCTCACCGTCATTGCGGGCATCTTCGCTATCATTGGCGTGTGGACGCAGTTGAGCAATCGTCTCGCAATTCTTGAAACGAAACTTGAGTTTGGTGACGAGAAGTTCAACGGCATCGATAAGAAGTTCGACGAGGTGATGATGCACCTTCGCCGGATTGAAGATAAATTGGACAACAAAGCGGATCGGTAATGGCGTTTAAGCTAGGCCCACGTTCCCTGTTAAACCTTCGCGGCGTGCACCCTGATCTGGTGCGCGTCGTTAAACGCGCTATCAGCATTTCCGATATTGATTTCACTGTCATCGAAGGGCTGCGCACACCAGCGCGGCAGAAAGAACTGTTCGCCAAAGGCGCGACCAAGACGATGCGTTCGCGCCACATTCACGGCTTTGCGGTTGACATTGCGCCATATGTAGCGGGTAGCATCCGTTGGGATTGGCCGCTGTTTGATAAGATTGAAGAGGCCATGAAGAAGGCAGCGCATCTTGAGAATGTGCCGATTACTTGGGGCGGAGACTGGAAGTCGTTTAAGGACGGCCCACATTGGGAACTTCCGCACGCTAAATATCCCGATCCAAAATGACGATTAAAGAACTTGAGACCGCGCTGCTTGAGCGTGTCCGGGTTTGGTGGCGTCCAGTCACATGTGTCGGTATTGCTTGCGGTGTTATTGTAAATGCGGTAGCCTTGCCCATTGTGAACAGCCAGTCGATTTCCCTTACGGACTTGGCAGCTACGATTGCAGCGTGTGCTACTATATTTGCGGTGAGAGAATGGGGAAAAATAAATGGTGCGGATTAATCCATTCATGGGCTATGTGGCGGCAGGTGCTCTTGTTATTGGCCTTGCTTCTGGGTACAAAGTCCGTGACTGGCAGTGTGACGCCGCGTATTCCAAGGCTTTGGAAAAAGCAGACGAGCAACGCCAAGAAATGCAAGGAAAGATAGATGAGGTTTCTACGCTTTATCAAACCCAACAAGATCAAACCGATGTGGTGGTCGCCGGAGAGCGAGAAACAATCCGCGAGATTTACAAAACTCTCCCTGCTGTCCCTGCTGATTGTGCCCCTGATACTCGTGTTATCGGGCTGCTCGAAGGCGGTATCAATCGTGCCAATGCCGCTGCCTCCGGCGAATCTGGCGAGTAATTGTCCAGTACTTCCAGCGCCACCATCGACGCTAACCGACCCTGAACGTGCAACTTGGGAAGTTGATCTTATCGCCAAATACGGCGATTGTGCTTTAAAACATCGCTTGACTATAGAAGCATGGGAAGAGGCTGTAAAATTCCGCAAGAAGTGATATAAGGACCTAAAGCTAGGCACGGAAAAAAACATGGCGCTAATTCCTATCAGCATCCCACCGGGCGTTTATCGCAGCGGAACTGAACTTCAGTCAGCAGGACGCTGGTATGATGTAAATCTTGTGCGCTGGACAGAAGGCGCAATGGAGCCTATCGGGGGCTGGGAAGTTCGCCCTCTTTCTGCCTTAACCGGCAAGGCTCGTTCTCTTATTACATGGAAAACAAACGGCAACGTCCGCTTGATGGCGGCAGGAACGTCATCGAAGTTATATGCTGTTACCCAATCAAATAGTCTGGTAGACATTACCCCTGTTGGTTTTACTGCGGGATCCGACAATGCTTCTACGGGCGCTGGTTACGGAATTGGCACTTATAGTGGTGGCTTTTACGGCACGCCTCGTCCTGACAGTGGTTCTGTAACCCCTGCGACAACGTGGAGCCTTGACACTTGGGGCGAATATCTTGTTGGGTGCGCTACGTCTGACGGCAAACTGTATGAGTGGCAGCTTGATTATTCAACGCCAACAAAAGCCGCTGTAATTGCGAACGCGCCGACAGGTTGCATCGGCCTTCTTGTAACCGCCGAACGCTCCCTGTTTGCGCTTGGCGCGTCTGGCAATGCGCGGACTGTTGCGTGGTCGGACCTTGAAAATAATACTATCTGGACACCTTCTTCCACAAATCTTGCGGGTAGCATTCAACTGCAAACTTCTGGGCGGATCATCACCGCGAAACGTGTTCGTGGCCAGAACCTTATTCTAACGGACATTGACGCGCACACGCTTACCTATGTCGGCCAGCCGTTTGTGTATCAGGCTGAAATTGCTGGTCGCGCTTGTGGTGCTGCATCCGCAAACTGCGTTGCCGTTCTCGACAATATGGCAGTATGGATGGGGCAGAAAGGCTTTCACGTCTATGATGGTTACGTAAAGCCACTGCCGTGCGAAGTTTACGATTACGTTTTTAACAACATCAACACCAATCAAATATCCAAGGTGTATGCGGTTAACAACTCGCAGTATAACGAGGTTTGGTGGTTCTATCCGTCGGCTGGGTCGAACGAAAACGACAGCTATGTTTCGTGGGATTATGTTGAAAACCATTGGACCATTGGGACGCTTGCTCGAACCGCTGGTACGGACCGTAGCGTGTTCCGTAATCCGATTATGATCGGAACGGATGGCTACATCTACGACCATGAAGTTGGTTTGAATTACAGCGGGGCGCTGCCCTACGCCGAGACTGGCCCGTTCCAGATCGGCCAAGGCGATCAGGTTCTGTATATCAATGAGATGATCCCGGACGAGCGCAATCAGGGCAGCGTTTCCGCCACGTTTACAACGCGGTATTACCCAACCAGCGAGGAAACAACTTACGGTCCGTATAGCCTGACACAGCCGACATCGGTTCGCTTCAACGGACGCCAGATTAAGATGCGCGTAACGACAACCACGCCGAGCGATTGGCGTGTAGGGACGCAGCGATTAAATGCTATTCCGGGTGGGCGTCGATGAGCATTAAGCTGCCGCCACCCCCAAACGCATACGACCCAAACTATGAAGCGCAACGCAACCGCCTCATAGAACTTTTCTCGAATAATGTTTACGAGAAGGGTCAGGACGTTGGTATCTACGCCCCCGCCAAGCTGATATACGAAGGCTTCTACGGCCAGTTTAAGAAGACCACTAGTGTGTCTCCTGCCGCTGCGAATACGGCATATGCGATTACATTCGACACAACTGAAGAAAGCAAGGGGGTTTCAATCGGATCGCCTGCCTCTCGGATCGTCGTAACGGAAGCTGGCATCTATAATTTCTCGGCCCATTTTACGGTTCTATCCAATAACAGCAGCGCAAAAACTACATATTTTTGGTTCAGGAAAAATGGAACAGATGTTTCGGCAAGTACGTTCTTGTCAACAAGTGACATCAACGGCGGGCACATGGCGTCAGGCCGGGATGACTTCTTTTCCTTAGTTGCTGGCGATTACATTGAATTGATGTGGGCCGCTAATAGTACGAACATTGAACTCCATGCTTCTCCTGCAACGGCATTTGCTCCATCTGGGCCATCATGCCTTCTGTCAGTGATGCAAGTACAGTAGTAATGGGCTGTCAATTGGTATATAATTGTGTTAATAACGAAGGATTAGGCGGCTGGTCCGCACGGGGAATATAATGGCGACTACAACAACCACTGCACAGCAACTCAATCCTTTCATTCAGGATATTCTGGCGCGTAACTACGGGGCCGCACAGCAAGTCGCGGCTATTCCGTATCAGGCCTATCAGGGGCCACGCATCGCGGGCTTCCGCCCCGCTGAAGAGCAGGCGTTCGGGGTTGCCACCCGCGCCGCCACTGAACAAGTCGGGATGCCGCAACTTCAGCAGGCCACCCAAGTTGCTCAGCGTGCAGCCGGATATACCCCCCAGCAGTTTCAGCAAGATGTCTCCGGCTTCATGTCGCCGTTTCAGACCAACGTCATCGACGCCACGATGGCCCGTCTCGCGCAGAACCGCGCTGAACGTGACGCTGCTACCAAGGCTCAGATGGCCTCAGCGCGAGCATTCGGTAATGAACGCCGAGGTGTTTACGAAGCACAGCTTGCAGGCCAAGAGGATTTGAATACAGCG